CCGCCAGCGCTTCCTTGTGGACCGCTATTGCCAGTATTTTGAGTTGGCGTAACATTTGGACCTACGCCACCGCCAGTAGCACCAACGGCATAAGTTCCACCCATAAGTGATGAAGTTTTTCCTGCGCCGCCAGTTGTTCCACTTGCCGCGCCACCAGCACCGCCACCACCTGCTACTGAAACTCCGCCACCGCCATTATTTCCAAATCCTGTTAAACCGTTTTGAGAAGTTTGAGTTGCAGTACCGCCAGTTCCATAACCTGAACCGTCGTATCCACCTCCGCCACCTGAACCACCGTTGCCGCCATTGCGACTAGTTGTACCCGAACCACGACCGCCACCAAATGCAGTTCCAATGCTTCCAAATGATGAGTCAACACCAGCAGTTCCATCACCCGCAGATGGCCACGATGTAGTACCGCCACCACCAACTGTTACTGTGTAAGCAGTTGCGGTTAAAGCAATTCCTGTACCTTCAAGGTAGCCGCCAGCACCACCTGAACCAGCATTATTTCCATAACCTGAACCACCACCGCCGCCGACAACAAGAATTGCTGCGCTTAGTGATTGAGTTGGAGTGAATGTACCTGAACTAAGAAATGTGTGATAGTAATAAGTTGCATCTGAGGTAATCATACCGCCAGTTGCTTTAGCACTAGGAGCAGCAGCAATTCCGTATAGCGAGAAGATTGAGCCAATAGACCAAACACCGCTATCAGGTGTAAAAGTTATAGAAGTAATTGGTTGATTTACTGCCGAGCCAGTAGAACCACGCCATAACCCTACCCAAGCGGCTGTGTATAAATTGGAACTATCTCGCGCAATACAAGTTTTGTAAGTTGTCGTGCTTGCATAATTCATTAAATCTAAAGTCAGTACGCCAAATGTGCTGGCAGTTGTAGAAACTGCATCACTAATCCATCTTGTTTGACTGCTGTATTCATAAGCACTTGCGGCTGAACCAGTACCTAAAACTCTTTGACGAGAATAATTGCTACCTGTATCGCTATTGACTTGAATAATTGCAGCATTTCCCGAAGAAGATAACAATGAACCTACAAAACGAATGTCTGTATAACCTGATGGGACGGTAATAGTTACAGAAGATGCGGTAGAAGTTAAAGTATTTGTATAAAGAGGCGTATAAGTAGAGGTTGCCATTGCTATTCCCTATCGTATTCCATAAAGCGAAAAAATACCGTTTGTTGAAAATGTGCCTGTACTTAGATAAAGCGTAATACTTGTTATTGCGGCAGTATTACGCCACGCGGTACTTGTAAATTCAACGCGACTACCAGTGCTATTTGCATCTTGTCCACCTAATGCACGAATAGTTTTGTATTTGTAAATGTTTCCGTAATCAAGGAAATCTAATACAGCAGAAGTCGGATAAGATGATGATGCTGAATAAGTAAAATACCCATACGCTGTGTTTGCCGCACCGCCCGCTAAAGGAGAAGTATTCTCACCAAGAAGTTCGTGCCAAGAATAATTACTACCAGTATCACCATTAACTTGATAATAATAATTAGCCGCCGCAGAAGCACTTGTCTGTAAACGAACCTGCAAATGAGTATAGGTGCTAGGGATACCACTAAAGGTAATAGAAGCAGCACTAGCACTTAGCGTCGTTGAAGCAATAGCATCATAAGCACCTGATGGCGCCCATAGATGTCCGCTAATCTGGGAAGCCCAGATACCAGGAATCGGAGACATCAGCTAAGGTCGCCCACCACGGTAAACGTGTTGCTGGCTGTGCAGATAATAGTTGCTGCTGAGTATTGAACGCGAAGTTTAGGAGCAGTTGAAGTAGCACCAGTGGAAGTAATAGTCACACCAGAGCCTTGAGCAAGGCTGACTTGACCTGCGCCAATAGCCTGAATGTTGATCTGTTGACCTGCGGTAAAGATTGAAGGTGGAACAGTCAAGGTAATAGAAGCCGCATTGGAAAGGGTAACTAACTTGTTCTCAGCATCTGCTGCAACAAGAGTGTATGAAGTTCCAGTTTGGGCGTTAAAGTTAAGATAGGCACTAGCCGATACGGTGCCGCCAACAATTCCTGTTGCCATTAGTTGCCTTCCGATCCGAACGCACTAAAGGATGACGTTCCTGTTGTTGAGTAGATAGTAATAACGTCCGTGTTAGCCAAGGTGATACCAATGGTCAGAGTCAAGATTGATCCACTGGGTACCTGTACGCCATAGGCAATGTAGTGTTGGTTGGCAAGTGTTGCACCAGCAGGTCGAACTGCGATACGAATTGTATCGGCTGCTCCACCAGTATTAGCCACATTCAATGTTGCAACAATAGTTGCGTTGGTTGCGGTATAGAGGGTTGTAGCAGTTGTCGCGCTAGGCGCTGATTGTGCTAGTACTTTATAGGTTGCCATTTATTCTCCTTGTTATACTGCCGATATCAAATAACGAACGATGACAATTCCTGAACCACCTGAGCCACCATTACCTGTTGTGGGATAACCACCAGCTCCTGCACCACCACCTGAACCAGTATTAATAGTTGCGCTACCACCGCCACCAGGATAATAAGTTCCGCTACTATAAGTTTGAGTACCACCGTTACCGCCGCCGCCTGCTCCACCAGTTCCGCCGCCGCCGCCATAACCAGCAAGATAAAGGGCGCATCCTGCGCCACCACCTGCGTAGTATCCGCTAACACCAGTAGATGTAGCAGTAGCCCACGATGAATAAGTGTCTACGCCAACGCCGCCAGCTCCACCTACGCCAGCAGAACTACTAGGGATTGCACTAGCAACACCGCCAGCACCGCCAGCACCACCGCCACCAGAACCACCGTTACCACCGTAATCTCCACCTTTGTAACCTTCTACTGGAGAGTAACTACCTGCGTTACCCGCACCGCCTGAACTGCTTTGTCCTGCTCCGCCGCCAGAACCACCAGCAGTACCGTTGCTACCGTTAGGTCCACCTTTACCACCAGCAGTTGCAGAGAAACTACCAAAACTTGAATTAACACCACTGGCATTAGATGCACCGCCACCACCTACGGTGATGGTGTAAGTAGATGGGCTAAGTGATTGTGCGCTTGCGTAGCGCAAGCCGCCAGCACCACCGCCACCGTTGTTACTGTATTGAGTACCAGCTCCGCCACCGCCGCCTGCTACTACAAGGTAGTCAACAGTCAATGGCAAGTCAGCAACAACTAATGATCCACTAGAGGTGAAGGTGCGGTAGTAATAAGTTGAATCAGATGAGAGTGTGCCACCTGAGACAACAGGTTTCTTTTGACCCATCAATCCAAATGCACGGGCTGAAAGCCCACCGAAACTATCTAGTATTGGAGACATTTAATACCTACGCAAACTTTACTTGAGAAGCAAATACTGTGTAAGTTGCAGATCCTGTCTTGAAGATTGTGTATGAGTAAGCATCAACTGATGAAGTATTACCTGCGCTAGGTGCTGTTCCACCTTGCCACTTAGGAGTAATAGATGCACCGTCAATAGTAAAGGCAGAAGCATAGTAAGCAGTTGCACCTTGCGTTGCAAGGAATACCACTGTGATTGACTCACCTGTTGCCATCAAAGAGTTAAGAGTTGTTGAGCCATCACCGCGAACATTCAATGTCCAGTTAGCACTGGCACTTGTTGTGTAGTACAAAGTGCCTTGAGTAACCGCATCGAAGTTAATAGTGCCAGTGGCTGCTGTAGCAGAGACTGTAGTTACTTCGCGTGGAGACTTGATAGATGGAGAGTTGACTGTTGGGGAAGTAAGAGTCAAGCCTGCCACTGTGGCGCCAGTAGCGCCCAGTGCGATAGCGGTTGAACCAACTGTTACCGATGAGTTAGTCAGCGAGCTATTAGCGATGCTGCTGAGTGTGTTAGAAGATCCGCTGATAGTCTTGTTGGTAAGAGTCTGAGTATCAGTTGTTCCCACAAAAGCACCTGTAATGCCATGAGCGCCGCTGGTGTAAGCACCAGTGGTAGAGAGTGTCTGGCTATTGATGTGGGCTTGTAGTTCTGACATGTCTTGAGCCACGATAACGTGGCGAACAACAGCACCTGTTGAGTGAGCAACGGCGGATGAGCCGTTGAAGGCGCGAGTAACTGTAAGGGTTAGGCCAGCAGCCGCAGTGACGTTAACAAGTTCCTCAGCAGATGCACCGTAGTCAACCGCAAGGATGTACGGATAAGATGTAGGAAAACCAGTAGTCGCACTTACAGTCAGTGAAGTTGCGGAGTTAGTCGCTGGCGCAGATAGCGTAGTATCTTGAGCGATAGCAGAGTAGTATCTATTGATGGCCATGTAGGTTTCCTATCGGCTGTAGTGTGTGCGGGGTGGGTACATCTCTTGCTGGCGACGAACTTCAACCTGCAAGCGTTGCTGGTACAACTGGTAAAAATAACGTGAGATGTTGGCAGCAGAGCCAATAGGATCTTGCTGTTGCATTGAGTCAGCTTCTGCTGTTGCCGCTGGAATACGTCCCAAGTCAAGGTAGGAAGCAGTACGGTATGCAGCGCCAAGCATTACTACTTCACGTGCTGAGTCAGGCAAGCCTGATGTTGTAAAGTCATCAGTGTCATACTGGAGTTGGCTAGGCTTCTTAGTGTAAGTAGCCATCACAGTACGTCCTGGAATAATTCCATCGGAGATGGAGATAGTCTTTCCTGTATTCCAAGTGACAGGGTTAGCCATACGATCAACACGGTAATGGCGAATTGGTAGCCACTCAAGGGAAGGCCCAATGGTTTGCCACGATAATCCTAGAATGTCAATAGCTTCTTGTGGAAGGCCGTAAGTTGTACGAGCGGCAATCCAAGGAAAAGTTGTGTAGTAAGTTCCAAACAAGTCTGGGTAGATCGCATCAATTGCTTGGTTAATGTTCTTGCGAATAACAGAACGTGGGAAAGATGGGCTAATGGTTACACGTGCGCCCGATGTGTGGGAAGCCGCATCTGTGTTACGAAAGCCTCGCCCATAAGGGGCGACAGTTGCTGTGTTAGTAGTACGGTTGAATGAGTCAACCCAAATCAATTCATCGTCAATTTCTACGATGCCGCGTGTAAGCACTGTGCCATCTGCCACTTGGAATGTCAGAGCAGTACTGGTAATTGCACCTAACAAGTAAGTGGCTTGGTCTTGGCGAGAGGTATAGCCTGTCAAGGCTAGGGAAGTCTCATCAATAAGATCAGAAAATAATGTCACGATGCTATCTCCGCTGCTGCTTCGTTAATGCCTAAGCCTTTGGTTCCAGCTAAAGCGTTAAGGATGCCTTGTAGGTCAAGACCTAAATTGTTACCGCTATTGCGGCTTGCGTATAAGACATTTAATGCACCAGGAAGGGCTAAGCCTGTGGTACCAGCCCACTTGTTACCAGCGCCTTGAGCATCAATGCTAGGTACGCCATTGACTAAGGTGCCTGCTAGACGGTTAAGATGATAGGTATAGGTTAAGCCATCCCTGAGTGCCATTATTTGCCTTTCTTAATGATGTCGCCAGTAATTCGATCCTTGCGTAATTTTTCAGTACCGTTCTTATTCAAGACAACAATGTAGCCATCTCGGATAATGGTCTTGTTCCAAGGAACTTTAACCAAGGACTTCTTCATTACTTAGATCCGTCAACGCCTTCGTACTCACCGTAAGGTGACTTAGTTGGCTTGCCTGTTAATGTTTCTGGAGTGCCGCCCTTGGCGGTTGTGTTGCAACCACATTGTACGCACATATTTACTTACCTTTCTTTGCTGGTAAAACCTTCTTAAGGTTTGGGTTTGCTTTCTTTGCTGCTGGAGATGCTTTGCGAGTAGCAGATGCGAGAATTGCACCAGCACGTTCCATCGGGATGCCTTGCTTCTTGGCTATTCCTGCTTGGGCTTTCTTGAAACCCATTCCTTTTTTTGCTGCGGCCATAATTACTTAGCCTTCTTCTTAAGCATAGTCATGCCCTTTTTCAATTCTTTTGCTTTTTCTACTTTTGACTCTACTTTTTCAGCAAGGGCATAAGCCTTCTTCTTCATTGCTGGTGATACTTTCTTTGCTGCTGCCATTAGATTGCTCCTGTTTCTTTCATTACCTTCGCCGTGCGCTTGGTAATCTTTCTTGCGTCAGGCATTGTGCCTGCGTCAAAAGCGACGCCCAGTTTGTCACTGGCCGCCCTTGCTTCATTGATCTTTTTCATTGTGGTGCCAGCTGGTTGGATACCTTGCGCTCTAGCGTCACGATAAGCTGCTAGTTCGCCGTCCCACCTCTTTGTGGACATTGCTCGTCCTGCTGTTGCATCACCTGAGTTAATGCTGAGGTTTGCTGCCAATAGGCACTCAGCGTAATTTTCATGATCTTGAGTGTCGCATCCGCTACGGCAGTTGCTCATTATTTCCCCTTAGTTACTCGCTTACAAAATTCCATGTTGCGCTTGATTCGTTCTTTCTCATCACCTTCTGGCACACCTTGCAACGCCGCTGATGTGAAAGTCTCTGCTATGTCGTAAAGTTTGAGGTTGTAAGCACTAACGCCTGCAAGGTCGTAAGCCTTCCAATCCCACACTGCTGCTTCGTAGCAGTAGTGATTTGAACGGGGAAGTTCAAAAATCTTTGTGGTTGCATCTAAGCAACGCTGCCAGTCATTGCGTCTGTAGGCATCAATGGCTACGCCATACCAAGGCTCACCTTGTTCAGGTAAAAGTTGTACGCCTTTGTCAAACCATTCTTGGGCATCTTGGCCAAGGAAACGGGCTGCCTCACCCATCCAGCGGCAAGTAGCCGCTGCCTCTACATCCCAGCCGTCAAGTTCTAGGCGAGTCTTGCCAGCCTTGAGAACATCTTCCCAACGGTTATGGAAATAATACTCACGTGTCATGTAGGTCCACATGCGTGGATCAGTTGGGTTTTCTTTAACTGCCATCTCAAGCAGTTCTACATACTGACCGCGAGACTTCTCATTATCTGGTTGATGCGAGATAACAGCATCTAGGATCTGGCAAGCCTTAGCTTCGCCTTCTCCGTACCAAAGTTGCACTTCATGGCAAGGGTATTTCCATACCCAACCAAATCTACTGTGAAGCCTATCTCGTTCCCATTTGCTGCCAGTATCCATACTGATCCAGCCAAACTGACAACCGTCAACCCATTTGTTCTTGATCTTGCTAAAGAACTTAGGTCCTGGAACTTCGTCCAAATCTAGGATTACACATACATCTGCGTCTTCTGGAACCAACGATAGAGCGACGTTACGAGCAACATCGAAACGCCAAGGACGAACGCGAATGTCATAAACATCCACGCCAGCTTTGCGAAGCGCCTCTTGTGTACCATCTGTACTTCCCGTGTCTGCTACTATTCGATAATCAGCAAATTTAGTTGCTTCTGCATAACGTTCAACGTGTTTGATTTCATTGAGAGCAATTGAGTAAACAGCAATTTTCATACGCCTCGATTATAACATATTTATTACATGCCACCTAGCATCAAGATGTCTGGCATTGCTGTTGCATTAGAACCTGTCGCACCTGTAGATCCAGTAGCACCAGTGCTACCAGTTGATCCAGTTGCACCCGTTGCACCAGCAGTACCTGTACTACCAGTAGCGCCTGTGGCGCCAGTTAATCCCGTAGATCCTGTTGGTCCAGTTGCTCCAGTGTTTCCTGTAGTGCCTGTTGAGCCAGTCGCGCCTGTACTTCCCGTCGCTCCAGTAGCGCCCGCTGTTCCAGCCGTTCCCGTACTACCTGTAGCACCAGTAGATCCTGTTGGGCCTGTGACTCCCTGCGATCCTGTANTACCTGTAGCGCCAGTTGCTCCCGCAGTTCCCGCCGTGCCTGTAGCCCCAGTTGCACCT